CTCTTTCACAGTCATAAGATTCACCAGCTTATAGTCGTTGTACTCAAGGATAGCATTGTAGTACATATTCCAATGCTCACCCTGCTGGTGTTCGTATGGGCCACCATTGTGGCAGTGACCGTGTATGTTAGGCCTACCGTACAGCTCCATAGGATGCACAGGCATGTGCGTAATCCAGAAGCCCTTGTATGCCCAGGCCCCTTGAACTGCGTCGAACACAGCGTGATACTGGTCCTGCTGGAGTTTGTCATGGTTACCACGTACCAGGATCTTAGTACCTGGTAGTGAATCAATCATCTCCATCCCTTCAACAGTGAAGGACATGTCACCTACACAGATGAGTGTGTCCCTCTTGGTCAGGTAAGATCGAGCCATCTCTACGATGTGATGGTCATGGTGGTGGTCACTATCGAACCCAGTGCGGAACTTATTACTGATTCCGTTGTGGCCTAGGTGCCAGTCAGATGTAACGTAGATGTTACCCATGTTGAACCCTCTCCCTGGTTAGTCTTTTTAGTAGGTAAAGCCATAGAGCTAGAGCAGCTAAGGCTTCCCAATAATATTGGTAACTGAATACCGCATTAATAAATTCTTCCATTACATCTCTCGTTGTATATAACAAGTCTCGCATCGTCCCTCTCGTGATAGCAGATCAATATAGTTACCTGCCTCTCTACAGTTACGACACTTATCAAGTAGTGGTACTGGCTTAGCCACCCCATCTACATCAATCATTAGTACCTCCCATGTGCGGTTAAGGTTATCCACACACCAGGTCTCTCCTCCGTTCATACGCTTGACACGTACGCCCTCAACATCCCGCTCGTTGCGGTTGCTATTAGAGTGACCAACTACCTGCTTAAGGCCAGGTACGGGGATCATCTCAGCTGTGAAGTCATTCCAGTACAAGCCACCTGCGTAGGCGTACCCACCCCGTGACGTACCGATCTGTAGGAAGTTACCTCCCTCCAAGTACTCCTCAACTGTGATCTGCTCACTATCAAGTAGCTCCTGATCCACACCTGCGTGTGTGATAAGGTACTCACCTACCCAATGAAAAGCCTTAAGTGTATCCCACATCCGTTGCTGGAGGTGAGTCACTAGTGTTGCTGTATGCTGATTGTACCCACTACAGCGCATCTCAAGCACCATATAGGACATCTCATGGTTACCCCTTAGGGCTACCACTCTGTCGGGTTCCGCTTCAGCAGCGTCCAGCACCATCCTTAGACAGGCTACCTGATTCTCAGGCCCTTGACTAAAGGAATCTAGGTAATCACCTACGAACACGACGTTGCAGGGGCTAGCTAGTGCAGCCTCTACTGTCGGGATGTGCCCGTGGATGTCACCTACTACGATGGTTTTCTCCATAAAAATTTCCTCCAGAAAAATGGAAAGTAAGGGTGCCCGTGCGAGAGCACCCCACCTAGAGCGTTACATCCCAGCTGCTACGAGCAGCATAAGGAAGCTCCATTGCAAGGCTACAGTAGTAGCCACATCGTACCCTGAATTAACGAGGGCTTTAATATCTGTCTTAGTTGTGTTCATGCTAGGGCCAGTCCATTACTTGACGTAATGTCCAGGATAGCAATGACTCGACCATCATTGAGGGTGATCGAGTCTACTCCAACAACAGCATACGCATCAGCGCTGCCGCCTTCAAACATAGCATCCAGCCATGCGTCTTGAGGGAGCTTCTCAAGCTCAGTGATTAGATCACTTACTACCATGCTACTCTCCGGCTGGTGGTTACAATGACAATGCACTGTACTCAGAACCAACCCATACTGCCTACTCCCCTCAAAGAAGGAAGCGCCCTATGACATCATCATAGGTTGGCCCTGAGTACAATGCACTGTCGCACTACATAGTACCTAGGCCGTAGGCCAAGCGTTACTACATTGTCATAGGTGGCAACGTATTCGCTTGAATAAACCTCGTATGGTGTACTGTCGGCGTATCCACTCTGGAGCTATGCCAACTAATATTACCAACGAGATCAAAGCAGCTTGGATGATATGTGCCTGTTGTGCAGGCTCCAATCCAAACATAAGCATCTCCTTGTTGTGGTGATTAGACAATTCTTTTTCATCATCGTTCCACCGGCATCCCGGCTGCGCCTCACGTGGTTGGATTCGAACCAACATACTGTCCCATCTTGCACGTGGCGGTAAGTACCCTAGTTACGGTAGGGTGTAGCACGAGGAAGCTACCTACGCGACTCGTGTGTGTCATCAGGTGTCGTCTCAGACTCGGGTAAGGAGGACACTGAACTCTCCTTTCCTGCCCGTTGCCCACTCATACACACTCGAACGATGATGTATATACACAAGCCTATTACTAAGCCTGCGAATTCAGTGATGGTGTACTCGTCCATATTAAATCGGGTCTTCGTCGTCATGTAATATTATCATGATTGATCCTCCTTCCTACTAGGTAGGGGTAATGTTAAACAAAGGTTTGGGTGGTGTCGGAGGATCCTTATCCTTTTTCTTCTTACCTTGCAGTTTAGTATCCTTCTTCAGCCGCACAGGTTCGATGCGGTGGCTCCACTTGTCCCGTCGAGCGGGACCAATTCCATCGCCACGTTCGAGGAGGTACTCCTTGATCTTCTTGATCCGTTCCTCCTCTTCCGGTATAGCTGCTGTCAACAGCGATTGCTCCTGTCGAAGCGCAGTCAACCGGTTCTTCAACTTGTTCAGGTAGTCTTCTTCACTCCGATTGAAGCTCCAAATCCACCAGCGGAGGAGCTTGCGCTTCTCCCGTATTAATAAGCCGCTTGATACGGCTAGACGATATAGACTCATAGGTTTCTCCTGTATTGATCGTCAAGTTAATTGATAATTCATGTGCCCCGTACTACGTGTGCAGTACCAATCTAAGGCGGGTTAATATTGCGTTACTTATACTCTGTCAATTACTGTGGGTTCGAACCACGACCGCTTTGCAGGGCAGTCACATCCAAGTAACAGTTCTTTATTTGTTCACGGTGGAAGCTGATTCTCACCGGCCTGTCCCATAACGATAGGGGTTGGACTCGAACCAACACGGCTTACCAACATGACATGCACAAACTTTGCTCACGCTGTACCACACCTTGTACTTACCACTAATCATAGGTATCGCGCCCGACCTTACGCTATTCACACGCTCGGTTACTAGTTCCAATGGTGTTCTGAATCCTAGTGCTACGGTACGTACTCACTATCTCCGCTGCAAACAACCCGCCACAATTTATAGCCAGCTTACCCGTGCCACATGCACATTGTAGATAAGCAAGGGAGGGAAGAAACATTAGCCTCACCTGGTTGAGAGCCAGTGTACGACACTACCTGTCACCGTGACCCGAACGTCATCCGGCAGGGTATTGAACCCTGAGGTTGATAGTAACTTCTCGTTGTGTTGTGTGTAACTAGGCTACCCAACTGAATAGGTAGGCTGGAATTGAACCAGCGCCCACACCTGTCAGGGTGTGATTGTTCCCACTGTGTGTACAAATTTCTACTCTGGTACAAGAGCGGTACTCACTAGGCTTGGACACCTTAGTGCATACTCTTTGTCAACGACGACGTGATAACATTCCAGCTATCAGTTATGACTGCGACAGTCACTATTATTGATTGATCAACCCAGCGCAGGGAGCACTACGTGCTATGCCTGGTGTTATTTACTCATACAGTACGCCAACTACAGTCGGTGCAGACTGATGTACAATCGCTGCTTGGTACGTACTGGGCTACAGTCGCCGTAGAATTTGTTACGGTCGCTGCAATCCAGAGTTAACTCTCAATCAATCTCAATCAATCGAATGTTTCAAACCATAGGTATCTCGAATCAATTGTGGGATGCTCAGTATCCGATCCCTGTACGTCGGTACCTCCGGACCAACTCGGCTTGGGGGATTGTATCGTCACAAGGCACCGCTACCTTGGACCGAGGGCTGATATTGTTTCCCTCGAAGTTATTGACAGCATCCATCAGTTCATATCGTGTACGCTTTGCAGCGTGACGAACGGTCGGGTTCATGCCGACGAGCTTGCGGCCCTTCTGATAGACATCCCATGTCCAGGCACCAATGGCTGCTATCTGCGATGCTGTTGTCACAGCAGGCGGTACAGCGAGCTCCTTAGATACCTTCTGCACGTGAGCAAACCCTGGGGTATGCGCCTTCGGTCGAGCTGCTGCTCGATGAATGATAGCCTTCTTGCGATAGGCCATCTCACCCTGTGTGTAGGGTGCCGAGGTAAGAGGCGGGTCGGCTAACCGTGCGGCTGCTGCTCCCTTCAACTCTATCTCACGTGCTCGCATCTCCCTTGACCAAGCCTTGAACTGTGTGTTCTCCGACCGTGGGCCACAGTACTCCATGTACTCGAAGCCAGGGATGATCATGCCTCGCTTGCTCTCGTAACGAGCCAGCTTAACATCAATGCGAGGTTTGTCGTGGTGCTTCATGCACTCTGCTTCCCGTCGGAAGTACTCACGACAGAGGATTTCACTAGCCTCTACGAGGTCCATCCCGTATGCATCGGCGAGCTGTTCAACTATACCGACATCTTCGTCGGGCATCACAGCAGCTAGTATATCCAAGGTTGCTTCGGGCACCATCTCACTGGGAGTGAGCGTGCTTTCTTTCCCGATTCGTGTTGGCTCGTAGTTACTGGCCCTAACGACCTGAGTAACTGGCTTCGGAGCAGGTAAGACCTGGACCTCATCTTGCACCTCCGGGAAGGGAAGTTGCTCGGCTTCATTGCCGGGCTGAGATACAGGGACTACCTTACTCTGCTCCTTAGCCTTACGTGCATCCGCCATAGGTATCACGTTGCTCTGTACTGCTGGAGCTATCACACTATCGGGGGTTGCGATCACACCTTGACGGTGGAGAACGTGCTGATTTAACTCAAGCGCATTCAATCGCAGGTTGATGCTGTTTAAGGCATCACTCAGTTTAGTGGTGTCATAGTTAGCGTGGTATAACCCACTCTCTCTATCCCGTACTATCGCATTACGTGCAGTCGGAGTCCTTACGTCCTCGTGCTTACGCTGTGATTTCTGGTGACGTCCACTGACTGAGGTCTTATGTAAGTCAGTGACTATCATAAGCTTCTCCTTCATTGTGGTTTAAATTAAGCCCGGATAGTCCGGACTACTCATCGAACTGACACATTAATCCTTATCGTAACGAGGTGTGTCTCGCATGGTTACTGAGCAACCCACCTATCTACAACTACGTTCACCAGAGGCTACCGCAGTTAGGTATCGACAGGCTTGGCATGTTCACACATACATAGCTACCAATGTTACAGATCGTGCCACCGACACAGGTTACTGTGCCGTATCAGCTACCAGACAAACGCTGGTAGTAGCATCCACGGGGACGCAAGCATCGCCTAAGAAGGCGACCAAGTAATCGAGTCCGGCATGAGAGCCGAACACAAGCATCACGACCACGAGCAGTATTACTACATACCGGGGTGCTGATGCGAGCATAGCTGATATTAAATTCATGCTATTTCTCCTTGGGTTGGTGAGTGTATCTCAATGCACAGGGACGCGGCCCTGTCGGACGCTCACACATTCCAACCTATCACCTTATGTCAAGGTTGGTACGTCACATTGAGGTGACATGCTAGAGTCTAGCGCACTGTATCTCGTGCTGCTCTGCATTGATGTACCCAACCGAAGCTGGGCACAGCAATGAAGATCAGTCCATTATGTATACCCTACAGGGGCGTACTATAGTGCTGATGTTTCAGTTTAGCCCACTGTTCTGTCATGGCACGACAGTCGTAAGCCTCGGCCTGCTCAAGCCAGCGGCGACCATCTACATGGGCTATCAGGTAACCCTTGAGTACCAGCACCTCAGCGGTGAAGTCGATAGCTCCTAGCTGCTCCACCTCCTCGGCGAGAGGGTATAGGAATAGCATCAGCCCACTACCACGAGCCTTTAAATCCTCAGCCACTATCGGGGGTATACCCCTCTGGTCCAAAGACATCAGCTGTTCGTGGAGGATTGAGTACGATGCTACGCAGTACATTCCGGGATACACTGGCGATGTTTCCGGGACGATCAACACGTCGATTAACGGTGGGTGATGAAGCTCGTCCGCCCGAAGTGGGGGCGCAACGAGGGCACCACAAATAACGATGATGATGACAGCCATTCGTAAGGGAAAGATTAGAGAGAACATACATGATTACTCCTGAGTAATTAAGGGGGTTGGGTTCGGTCCACAATACATCATCCTCATGATGTGCCACGTGGACTCCACTACTACGGAGTGTATGGTGTCTCCATCGTACAGGAAGTGATTGGTATCCAGGTATATCTGAGCTGCTAACCAGCACTCGGCTTTGGCTTCGTCCTCTGATAACAAGAATTGTTTCGGCTCCCATGCTTTAAATGTATTCACCACGCCACTCCGTACCGGCTTGAGGTAGTCCGGACTACTTGAGTTTAGATTACAGTTACCCTACCATGCGAGCCACGGCATCTAAGATACCAGCCAGCCCGCCAAAGATAACCACCATCAGCACCAAAGCCGTCCACTCCCCGCCTTTTGGGAAGGGAGTGCGGCTCGGTTTGCGCTGATCTACAACAGGCCGCTTACGAAGGTCGTCACCTGGGGTGCCCATTCGATTACCTTCATTGTTCCGGCCATTGATAGTAAGCCAATGACAGTGCCGATAACGACTCTGCCAACGCCACCACTGAATGAACTAAAGAACATAGGTTTCTCCTAAAAGATTGAGTGAAGATAGATAGCACCTACCAGCCCAAAGAGGAATGCTCCCCAAAGGACTGGCACGTACCACCATGAACTACGCTGATTGGACATGGATGACTCCAGACTGTGGGCGCTGGCCCTGCTCGCTAAGAGCACGCTGTGCATCCTTCGTGAACTGCTTGATAAGCCGAGCACGAGGCATCTCAGGTAGCTTGGACAGCGCAACCACTAGGGCACGCATGTCCTCAGGCATCAGGACGTTGGTCTTTGCATCCAACACCAGACCCTGCTCCAAGGCTTCGGCCATTGTAATTTCCGGGCTAGCATCCCGGTCCTTACGTGGGCCAGCATAACGACGTGTGCTATCACGCTGCTCCTTGGTGCTCTGAACAGTGACGACCTCATCACTGATCGTGGGTGCTGCCTCATCCTGGTCAGGGACTACAACAACAACTTCCGATTCTTCTGGGGCAGCAGCCTGCTTGTTGGCCTCACCCTTAGCATTCTTCATGGCATGGTACGACTTGATCCGAGTGAAGTCTAACCCGGCCTTGAAGCCGCCCTTGATATCCGACTTGGCTTGGATATACTTACGGGGCAGCTCCTTGATCTTCATCTGTCCTGCTTCATCGGACAAGTAGAAGTCTTCCGCCTCCTCACATCGGCGTATGAATTCCACCTGATCTTTGCATCGCTTGGCTAGCTTGAACAGGTCACTTGCTGCACCCTGCTGCTTACGTTCAGCTACAATGAATGCACCCAGTACACCCTTGTGGGTGAGGTGCGCTAATCTACCTTGCTGACTCATGGTGTTACCTCCTCTTTGCATATGTAACCAGCTACCCGTGCTCCACCATACCAACCGGACTCAACGTAGCCCTCACCGGTCTGCTCACACGTGGTCATGCTGCTGTCAGGTACTACGTGTACCTGCTGTTCGATGATACCTGTACTGGTGTACAGTATCAGTAGTAATGTCACGATCATATCATTCTCCTAGTTGTTGGATACTACCGCTACCTCCTCGATAGTGGGCAGTAGTGCGCTCTCATCTTGGGCAGTAGTCCGGACTACCCAACGTGTTTTCACAGTTCTCCTACCTATCCGAGCATACGGACGGCAGTCATGGTATCTCACCTGGTAGAATTCGTAGTACTCATCCCACCTACAGGCATCAAGTAGACACCCATGCAATTGGGTCTTCACTGTCCCTTTCCTCCGTATCAGTGGAGCAATTGGAGTATCCAAACTCCTGCCCCTGCTACACTAAACAGTATGCTCATTGGCAACACTGTCACTATACCTATCATCACTAGTGGCCCTGTCACCAGGTCTACCAGCTCTCGCATTACCTCTACCACTGGCATCTCTCCTATTCACAACCAACAGGGCCAGTATCCCTGTCAGTATCATCACTGCCTCTATCATAAACCCTCACTCTGGTACTGCTACGAGCAAGAGGTATGGTGTGCTGCCTGTCATCAGTCTAACTAGTATCTCTTCCTGACACAGCTTGGGTGCCTCCCTCTCGGGTCACTCGCACACCATTCCTTTCCTGGCCTGCCATTACACAGGCACTCACATGATACGCCTCCACTTACAGTAGAATAGTACACGGTTAGACTGTCCCTTTCCCAAGGGCAAGATGAGTACACAAGGTTGCTAGGGTTTCTGCCTATACCTAGCCTCGGCTCACGCGGTTTGGAATTTCTCCCTGTTCCACGGCATATCGCCTACCCTGTACCAGCATCTAGTCTAGCATGTTGAGCTTCAGGCATAGGGTCCCTAGCTCGCCGCACCGTCAGAAACTGGCGCACAGTCTAACCGTCTACCATCCCTAATGTGTAGGCATGGTTCGCGTATCTCTACGCTATGGTCGGCACGGACTGCCCCTGTACCTCTTTGCTAGACACCCGATAAGGTGCAGTACCTGTGTACAGTAGGGCAGCCCGCCCCGTCTATGTGGGTAGTGTTAGTCCTACCCTAGCTCTCGCTTTGTCACTCTCTAGTAGTCGCCTACATTCAGTGATACCTTAAGTTGCGTACCATTGGGCAGCAATAAGGTCTGGAATCCCTTGCTAGTCGCCAGCATGGACATTTTCTTGCCCTCTTTTGGCGGACGCATGGGCAGTGTCGTGTCAATGATCAGATGTAACTTACCATCTACAATCTTTACCTCTACGTTATCCATTCGGATACTCCTTCAGTTGGTTATGGTCACCACCCCTATCTCAAGGGACAGTCTACACTACACTATCCTTTCGGATAATGTAGTCCGGACTATGCCTTTACAGTCAAGCTATTTCCCTAACTCTATCTATCTCAGCTCTCGCAACACGCACAGCATAGCGGGATTCGCATCCACTAGACAATGGTTTACCACTATCTGCAGCAAGGTACTCATACCCTGGTAGGAATACAAACATTCCTCTCCTAGCATGAGTTCGTGCGCTTGCCATAGTACTAGCATCGCTAGACTTGGCAGCCTTCACATACCCTTGCTGCATAGCCCTGGGTGCATTGAGAGGCAACGGTTTACGCGTGTACCATAAGTCCCATCCTAGGTCATAGTCGGATAGCATCCGATTCCCTACCTTGTATGGTCTCGAACGGTTCACGCGTGCAGGTCTTCCCTTAGCCACGTTGAACCCTCTCTCAGACTCAGTTAGTCCCGTCCTGGGGATGTCAAGACACTTGTCCATTAGTGTCCCGGCTCTTGTTGTCAAGAGGCTTGCTCATGTAGTCCGGACTATCCCGGACCACATTGACAAGTATCCTGTTCACTCTAAGCGTGTCGCTCTACCGCAAACGTGGCATTAGCAGACAATTCTAGCCCTTGTTCTTGAGCAAAAGCCTCAAGCTCAGTCCTAGTAAGCTGATGAGTCGGGCCATTGAGCTTACGCCCGGGCTTAGACTTCCACCAGTTATACTGTCGCTCTTGATCCACATCATACGAGGCTCCACCCCGTGCTTTATGTACACGCATGGTGTCACTCCCTATAAGTTAGAAGAAGTAGTCCGGACTAACAATCGCGCAAGTATAACCCGCTCACTGTTAGTGTGTAGCTTTATACTGACTACATGCGGCAATGCTATAGACCGAGTGTACGACGACACCCTCAGTATGTACTATCCACGTCGAGACTAGGCGCATTACAACGTAACTAGTCCGAACTGTTAACCTGTCAAGCGCAATGCTTGCGAGGGCCACCAACTGCCTCAAAGGCTTGCCGGGGCAAGATATATAATGCAGACTGCGTGCCAACTTTGCCAAAAACTGTAAGTCATTGATTTATAAGGGTTTTTCCCGTTTGTAGACTTGGCATGATACTTGCTTGGATGGTCACAATGTGACGCAATAGGTCACTTTTATGACAATTATGGTCAGAGGGTGACGTAAATTGTCAGTCGAGGCTGTAGGATACGGTATAAAGGCTAGTTTAATCAGGTAATATGATTGTAAAGGGTTGGCATAAAACGGGCTCAAACGAGCTTATATGGCGTCTCACGGCATGTATTGCTGGCAATGCGACCCGGTAAGTCTACCAGGTAACATACTGTATGGATGTACAGTACTGTATAAGTGTACAGTGTTCCACGTGAAACAACGTAACCAGGATGATAGACAAGATACTTGCATATGTTCCACGTGAAACAGTCCGGACTACTGTATAAACGTACAGTACTGGGTATTTGTACAGTATAGGGGTGCAATGGTCAAGTAGCTTGACTATCTAAGCAACCCGCGGGCCCATGCAAGAAACGTGCCAGGATTCTGTCAAGAAAGCTGATAGTCAAGCTACCTGCCTACCTACCCCAAGGAGGGGTGCCCGGGCCTACATGACCTTCTATTGACTCCATCCATATTTCTCCAGCAAATTATTTTCTTAGGGAATGTTCGATTTATTCCTCTCTCCTCCATATATATTTTCTAGAAATTTCTTAATCGTGGCTCTCTTAGTTTTATACAGATTAGAGATTTCTAATCTTAATTAGAGATTTAAATCTTTGATTTAACATCTCAGGGAACTTTTTGCGATTTCTGGTGTCTAACTATACATTATTTATAAAAGTTCTTAAGATCATTGATAGATCGTAAGATAGTAAGTGAATTGAATAGATAGAAAGTATCAATTCTATTAATCTTATATTAGCTATAGTAATATAGTATTAGCACATGAATTAGTAGAGGTCTCAATGGGATTGGAACCAAACTTTCAAAACTGGTTAACACATACAGATCAACTTGAAGAATGGGCGAAGCAACTTATATTTGTTGCCGGATCTATGTATCAACAAGATCTAGAGCAAGCCAAGATAGTGTTAGACGAGTATTACTCGGCAACACCAAACAACTAGAAGAGCATTATGGGAACAACCTTTAATCCAACCGCTGTAGGCACGGGCTTCCGAGATACAGACAGATGGGACGTTATACTCGCAGAGATAGCGCAAGAGCTAGAAAATAAGGTAGATCGTAACGGGGTATCCCCGAACGCGATGGCTGCCGACCTGGACATGGGTGATAACAACCTATTGAATGTCCTAGAGGGTGTTAACGGATCTGATGGTGTGAACCTCAGCCAAGTCACCAACCTAGCTACTGCTATCGCTACTACTATCGCTGGCACCGTCAGTGGTTCAGGTGGTACCGGTGCAGACCCGATTACTATCAACTACGGTACTCTGATAGGCTCTCAAGGCTCTACCAACCGTACAGTGTTTAATCTTACTACTCTCTTGGGTGTAGTCAGCTATAGTGGTATCACAGTTATAGTGAACGGGGTAGTACAAGTCCCGGGGCAATCATACAGCTCCAGTGGTACTACCTTAACCTTCACAGAGTCTCTCCTTCCTGGTTCAGATATCTTTCTGATCTATGGGGATCTCAGCCCTACTCCTACCACTAGTCTTACAGTTAACAACTACGATCTCGGGGTGTTCGTATCGGGTACGCCATCTAACTCCCAGGAAATCCTGAGGTTCGTAGCTCCCCGAGCTATATACTATGCTGATGACTTCGCTAACTCTAGATTAGATGCAGATACAGCAGCTACAGGTTCTTCCGTCTTTACAGTTAAAGATGAGGGAGTATCAATCGGTACGATCACAGTTGCAGCAGCCGGTACTACAGGTACCTTCGCTACTACAGCTACAGACCATACTGTAAATATTGGTGATGTCCTGAGCATTGAGGCTCCGTCTACCGCGGATGCCACACTAGCTGATATCAGTATTACGTTATTTGGTTCACGGGCCTCGTAGTAATATGACAGTTAACTATTTCACTACCGTTGGTGGATTGATCCGGTATAACATCTTGGCTGGTGGCGGTGGTTCTATAGAACTCATAGATGCCGTTACAAATGCCCAAGTCGATATCCGATCAACCACTGGAAATATCTCTGGCCCTATTGAGTGGTCTCTGGATAATCAATACATCATATGTCCACTGTTCGCTACTATACCTTATGCTCGGATACACAGAATAGATGTTAACCCTGTTACCCTACTACCTGAGCTAGTTGATGTAGACTCAGGAACACCTACTATGGTATCTGGTGTATCAAATGCGTCCTGGTCATCCAATGGGGATCACCTCTACGTAACCGGAAACGCTGTTAGCGGTACTGGTACTACGTTACGAGCCTACGAGCTGACGGGTACGAATACTTGGAGTATCATAAGTCCTGATCCTTTCTCTGCTCAACCTGGTGATTATATATACGCGACCCACTTCAATCCAGCAGATCCTACTATGTTTGCAGCTGGAACAGGGGACTCTCCTAGCCTTAGGCTGTACTCCAGAAATCTTGTTACTAACGCTTTTACAGATGTAACGGCCACTAAGTTGAGTGCTCAGATTGCGACGACTGGTAGGTTTGTAAATGCCTTACGCTTTTCTCCCGATGGTAACTGGTTAGTTCTAGCAGTTAACTCTTCTGTAGATTTACTTTACGTATACTACTACTCTGTAGATGGAGACGACCTTACGTATGAAGGTACTTTATTCAGCAGTGCTTCAGAAGACACTAATGGACTCAGTTTAGCATGGACACCAGACAGTAACTACTGCTACCTACAGAATGCTGATAGTAACGCCTCTACCAATACGCACTGCTGGGACTTCACAGGTGCGTCACCATCTACGGTAACTCTTACTAATGACCTAGGTGGTGTAATGTACCTAGCAATTAGCGCAGACGGAACTAAGATCACCGGATCAAATAGGGTATCCGGCACGTCTATGCATACTGCTGTCATCACCCCCGCTACTGGGCAACTCAGTGCTTACACTACATTCAGCTGGCCTGGATCTACTACTGAAGTGGGCGGCATCGCTTACTCAAACCCCTGGACATAATATACTATGGCATTAACTAAAGTAAAACTCCCCGTAGCAGCTATCTCAGCTATCGTTAACGGAACAAGTGATATCACTATCGGAACAGCCTCTGGTAATCTAGTAGTCACACGGGGTGGTACAGTCGTCGGTACGTGGAGCACAGCTGGCCTTACGCTAGCTACAGCTGGTACGCTAGACGCTGACATCATCTCCGGTGAAGCAATCAACCTAGCTACAACCAGTGGTGCAGCAGCTACTATCGAGACTACGCTTACTCAGCTAGAGATCGGTACAAGTTCAGCCCACCCATTGGAGCTGTCAGCTAACGCTACGACTGCGTTGACGATAGCAACAGACGGTAAGGTAGCTCTGGCCGTAGACGGCACAGCTGCTAACCACCTAGTAGATAAAGGCTACGTAGATACAGCGGTTGCTGCTGCTGCCTCTATCGCTGATATCGCTGCTGTAACCGGTACCACCGGAAGCATCAGCATACCTAACAGCACCGGTAATAATCTTATTATCAACTGGGGTACTACAGCTAGTATCAACTCCGGGTCTGGTGCAGTAGCTGTAACCTTCAACAGAGAGTTCCCTAATGCCTTCCTTCAAGCGGTAGTCTCTAGGGTCATAGCTAGTAACGGTGCAGAAGAAGGTGTTAACTATGCCAGTGGATCTACTACAGGAATGAACATCTACGCTACCTATAGCGCATCCTCACCTTGTAGCTATGTAGCTATCGGTTACTAAGATGGATCGTGAAGATTACATGATGTATATCGGGTTCTCTGATCCTTACCAGGACCGCGCTGTCCTAAAGGATGTGATGGGTCGATACCGTACTAACATCTTCTACGAGTTCAACAAATCCCGACACGAGGACTACCCGCCTCTCTATACCATGCGTGAAGACGAATGGAGAGGCCTGCCAAGCGCTTACCGGATCTTTATGGAATCGGAGAGCGAGTACGAGGCAGCAATGAAGCTAGTGGGTTCATGGGGCCACTGGCAAAAACTACTCAAGTGTAAACCTTTCATGGATGGAAGTGACGAGAGTGCTCTCTGGAACGGGCTGAAGTTCTGGAGAAACGAGAAGCTGGTTCAAGACCAAGCTCTCGCGTACAATCAGTTAAAGATTAGTGCAGCTCAGGGAAACGTGACTGCACAGAAGATCATCCTAGAGGGTGACAAGAAGACCTCCAAGAGAGGCAGACCTAGTGATGCGGAAGTTAAGAAGGCCGCAGCTGCCCAGGCAGAGAAGAGCACTCAGGTTAAGAATGACCTAGCACGTATTAAGGATTTAGATGTCAAGCGATTTGCAACCAGTAATTGATCTCTGCGAGAACAGTTTCTTTGCATTCATGCGCCTGGTTAATCCTCAGTACGCATACGGAGACATACATGCAGAACTTTGTAAATGGATTCAAGATGGTGATTCGCAGCGTAAGCTTGCGCTTCTCCCCCGTGGGCATCTTAAGTCTCACATTGCTGCTGGCTATGCTGCTTGGCGTATCACTTATCGCCCCTGGATAAGTATCGTATATCTCTCAGCTGGTGAAGACTTGGCTAAAGACCAGATCTACGCCATCAAGAATATGATGACGAATGACGTATACCGCACTTACTGGCCGGAGATGTTTAAAGAAGATGAAGGACAAAGAGAACAGTGGAGCGCCTTTAGCTTCAATGTGGACCACCCTGATCGCAAGAGGCGGGGTATTAGAGATCATACGATCATCGTTAAGACGGTTAAGAGTAACGCCATCGGACTACATTGCGATCTGCTTATTGCTGATGATGTTGTTATTCCTGACTTTGCTGATTCCGCTGTGGGTCGTAGTGAAGTTAATCGACGGATGGCGCAGTTTGTTTCCATCCTCAACCCGAGAGGAGAAATCCTAGCGGTAGGTACTAGGTACCATCCAAGCGACTTGTACCAATCCTTTATCGAGTCTGTGTATCAGATTTGGGAAGCAGCTCTTAAGGAGTTCAAAGGTGAGGCCAAGCTTTGGGATATCTTCAGCCGTGAGGTTGAAAGCGAAGGTGACGGGACTGGTGAGTTCCTGTGGCCTTTAACAGTTGATGAAGATACGGGCGAGACCTACGGGTTCGATGCTCAAACTCTAGCCATCATACGAGCAGACTATGAGTCGAAGGGTCAGCTGGTACAGTTCTTCTGCCAGTACTACAACAACCCTAACGCGATTGATATGCAACGGATTTCACGTGGACACTTCCAGTACTACGACCGTAAGCACATCAAGGTAGAGGGCAAGGATGTCTTCTACCGTACGAACAAGCTGAATACATTTGCAGCGATGGACGTAGCGTGGACAGACAATGCAGGATCTGACTTCACCGCAATAGCCGTTATCGGCATGGACAGTGATGAGAACGTCTACTTGTTAGACCTCACGCAGTTCAAGACAGCTAACTTCAATGATTACTATAATGAAGTTATGGGACTACACCGCAAGTGGCAGTTCCGAAAGCTGGTAGTAGAGACTAATGCTGGTGGTCAGTTCGTTAAGAATGAACTAGACCGCATGGTAAGACAGAACGGAGAAGTTCTGACAATCGAAGGGAAGCCAGCCATAACTAGGCAGGGTTCTAAAAACGAACGTAAGGGAGCTACCCTAGAGTGGAGATACGCTGACCAGCGAATCTGGCATTTCAAAGGTGGGTTGATAGCAGAGTTCGAGGACCAGATAGTCCTTGACAGACCTAAGCATGATGACTTATCAGATGCTTTTGTTTCAGCTGTAGTCAGCGCTAAGGCCCCTGGCAAGAGAGCATACGCATCAAACGTAAGAGTTATGGATATAAACACCACATACAATAGCCGCTTCGGTGGACGCAGGAGCAGAGTAGCATGAGTGCAGGTAACGGATTAGATATCTTCCAGTCTGCCTTTGGCGCACAGGACATCAAAGCAGCACAGATAAACACTACATGGATTCGATGGAACGGTAACCGTCGAGAGATCATGGATCGTTGGGATGAACTCCAACGATACGTTTGGGCTACGTCAACCAAAGAAACGACTAACGAAGAAGTAGCGGACTGGTCTAACACGACCCACCGGCCTAAGATGGCTAACCTCTACGACACCTTAACGATTAACTACGACGCAGCACTGTTCCCTAATGACAGATGGCTACGCTGGAAAGGTAACGATACCGACGCAGCTAACGCCCGCAAACGTCAGATTGTCGAAGCGTACATGAATACGAAACACGCAGTCCGTGCTTCTAACTTCCGTAACGTAATGCGACAACTAGAAAGTGATTGGGTTATCTATGGTAACGCTTTCGCTGAAGTTGAATACATCCGTGAGTACTCAGTTGATCCTCTTACAGGACAAGTAACCTTGTCGTATGTAGGGCCTAAGATCAATCGACGTGACCCACGTGATATAGTATTCAACCCATTAGCTTCCAGCTTCCGCCAAGCCCCTAAGATCACTCGGGACTTGTATACGTTAGCTGAACTAACAAGACTAATGGAAGACAACCCAGGTAATGAGAAGTGGGCTGAAGTTCACCGCATTGCTACCTCCCACCGCGGGGCTATCCGCCAGTTTAACCAAGGTGATATCGACAAAGACTTAATGCTCCAGTTCGATGGATTTGGTACAGCAAGCCAGTACTTTGATTCCGGACTAGTAGAAGTGCTATCGTTCTACGGTGACATTCACTGGGGCGCGACAGATGGCGAGTTTGAATATCAACGTGATCGTGAGATCGTAGTTGTAGACCGTTGGGAAACTGCGGTTGATCGTGAGATAGACACATGGACAGGCAAGCCGCATATCTACCACGTTCCGTGGAGACAGCGATCTGATAACCTGTGGGGCCAAGGCCCTCTCGATAACCTTGTCGGTATGCAGTATCGTGTAGACCACTTGGAGAATGCACGAGCCGATGCGTTCGACCAGATGCTAGATCCGGATATCGTCTTCGCTGGAGACGTTGAGGATATAGCTCAAGTAGGTGGTGCTAAGCACTACTACATCGCAGAGAATGGTTCAGTCCAGTATCTGCGTCCTGATACGACCGTCTTAAACGCCGATCTACAGATCAGGGAACTGACCGAAGCGATGGAAATGTTCGCGCTGTCTCCTAGGGAGGCACTTGGCTTCAGGACTCCAGGTGAGAAAACACTTGGCGAATTCCAAGGATTGACCAATGCCGCAGCAAGAAGCTTCCAACACAAGGTCAACATCTTCCAGGAGTTCTTGGAAGATCTAGTGAACGCTGAACTAGAAGTATCTGTACGGAACCTCGATGGGGCCGACATGGTTGAGATCATCGACGATGACACAGGCGCTAGTGAGTTCAAGAAGATAACGAAGTCAGATATCACCAGCAATGGTCGTCTGATACCGGTAGGCGCACGGCACTTCGCTCGTGAGGCCCAACTGGTTCAAAACTTGCAGTCATTGCAAGGTGGCCCACTCCAGGATCCTGAGGTTGCACAGCACTTCAGTTCACTCGGACTGGCCGAACTATATAAAGAATGGATGGACCTGGCAGGCGGAGCACGCGAGCTAGTACAACCATACGCAAGGATTGAGGAACGTCTGGAGGCACAACGCCGGATGCAGGTAGCAGAAGACCAAGCTGCACTTGAATCGCAAACAGACACAGCAGGAGATTTGGATGCAGGAAGTCAACAAGGGCCAGCCGTCGGAGATATTGCTCCGCAAGTTTAGGTCCCAAGAGGAAAAGGAAGAGTTCGCTCGTAGCTATATAAGAGCTAAGAGAGTACTCACGGTAATTAACGAAGATGCTAGACGAGAAGTCAAACGTCAGTCAGACCTGATTGACAGCCCGAAAGGTTTTGAGGTTCCCAACTGGCAGTACCTACAGGCATGGTATGCAGGCTATAGATCAGCTATGCGACGCACTGTAGAAGTAACAAGGATATAAAATGACTGATACATTCGGTACGTCCAGAGACGATCAAGCTGGACAAGATGAAGAAAAGAACTTTGGATCGAACGAAGAAGGTATGACAAATGCCCACCCTGGTTCCCAAGGAATAGATCCTCAAGAATACGAGGCATTACGGAAACGAGATGAGGCGGCACAAGCCCACATCGAACGACTGGAAAGAGAGAACAAAGAAGCACGAGACAAAGTTGTCGAGCTTGAAGATGGTCTTTCAAATGCAACTAAACTTGATGACGCTTTGGCAAGGATTGCCAACCAAGGTGACGGTCAAGCACCCACAGGTGTAGACCGCACTGATGTCGCCCAGGTAGTAGAAGAAGTCCTGGGGCAACACCAAACAGCTGCTAAACAAGATAGCAATTGGGCCACCGTAACTGACGCGCTGACAAAGGAATTCGGCGATTGGAAAACTGCTGACGTAAAAGTTCAGGAGAAAGCACGAGAGCTGGACATCTCTATTGAGGATGCTTCAGTTATGGCGAAACAAAACCCGAAAGCTTTTCTAGAGCTGTTCGTACCCCAACGAAACTCTTCTACTAATAAAGCCGGAAGCTCTACCGGTACTGGGGATGTAGGGCAACGAGGAATGAACTCACAGGTAGGCGAGGTCCGAGACCAAGCTTACTACACGAAACTACGCAGAGAGAACCCGAACAAATATTGGTCGGTAGAAACTCAAGCACAGTATCGTCGTGATCTCTTTCCTGATAAATAATTAAATTGATTTTACATAGGATACTATAATGTCTACAATGGACTCAGTTTGGGGTTCAACCCACCTCAAACGTAACGAAGTATTTACTGGTCAAATCAAGGAAATGTTCCAGGACCAAACCTTCATGCAAGGTATGGTTCGACAAATCAACGACTTCGGTGATGGCGATAACTATCGCATCAGCTCACTTGGTGAGTTGGTAATTGATCAAATGTCTGAAAGCGTAGCTCTTCCTGAGCGCCGCATGGATACTGGTCAATTCGTATTTAACATCAACGAACATGTTGGTCTGAAAGTTTCTTTCACGGACAAATTCCTTGAGGACGATTTCCTCGCAAGTGCAGCTGTATCTTCAGCTCCTCGCAAGATGAAACGCGCCTTTGATGAGTACTACGAAACTCAAGTGTTGAAGCTGCATCGCGTGCAGACTTCTGGTAATGTTAACGCTATCAATGGTGCTAGCCACCGTATTGTAGCATCTGGCGCAGGTACGACTTCTGTTCGCACCATGTCTCAGAATGACTTTGCATACGCACGTTACGCGCTTCAGAAAGCTAAGGTACCACTGTCCGGCCTCGTCGCCGTAGTTGACCCGACTTTCGAATTCAACACCAATATCAATAGCACATTGACTTCCAATACCAACGGTCCTCGTTGGGGCGGAATTGATGGCGTCTCACCTGCTGGTGATGGCGTACGCTTCTTGAACACTATCTTCGGATTTGACGTATACGTCTCTGATTATCTTGATACTGCTACGGCACAAGAGGCTCTGGCGACTTATGCTGGCACCGCTGATAACGTCGAGATTGGTGATAAGTTTAACTTGTTCTTCAGCATGGGCGAAGAAGATGCCAAGCCGTTTATCGGTGCATGGCGTCGGATGCCTCGGATCGTAAGCTGGAAAGACGATGACGTAGAAACTGAATACCATCAGTTCTCTGCTCGATTCGGTCTTAACCTGTACCGCCCCGAGAGCCTTGTTACGATTGCAACAAGCACGAACTTCAACGATTAGGAGATATAAATTATGGCACGTGGAAATACATGGACCAATAGTGATGGTCTAATCGTCGGTTTCGCTTCGCGAGACACTGTAAACTCTGAACCAGCTATCGTCCACACTGTGGGTCGAGTTAAGCAGGTTGAGATGCAAATTGATTTTAGTAACCATGCAGATGCAGCAGCCGGAACCCTCACGGGTAAAGAAGCTGTTATCCCTGCTGGTGCTCGAATCATCTCAGCAATCACTACGACTGGCGCAGTTGTTGTTGGCCCTACGGCTAACACCGGCTTAGACGTCGGTCTTAAGACTGCTGCGGCTGGCGTCGCTATTGACGCTGACGGCCTTGTGTCTACCTTCGCTCTGACTGCTGGCGCAGTACAGACTGGAGGCGGCGCATTAGTCGGTACAGTTCTTGCAGCTAATTCTGTTATTTCAGTAGCAGTCGATTCGGCAATGACCGCAGGTGACTTCTCTGTATTGGTAGAGTATGCTGATCCCATCGAGGATCAGACTCCGCCTTCAGTAATCACTGGCGCGATCTAATCTAGATCATCTTATTCGAGGGCGGCATACGTCGCCCCCGGATTTTTAATAAGGAATACATATATGAAATTTATTTTAGCACTAGTCTTCGGACTACTCGGTACTCTCGGCTTCGCAGCCACAAGAGAATATACAGCGAGCTTCTCACAAGAATGTCTCACTGTAGAAGGAGACTCACTTGACGCGGACGGTGATGGGATCTGTGAAGATCTTAACGGCTTTCGTGTGTATGATGAGGATGGGAACTTTGTTCACGGTATACCAGAAGATGGTACCCGAACAATTACCTTTAGCATGAATCGCCCCTGGGGTGAACAGTGTCTGACGATGACGTCTCACATGACAGACCCAATTGATGGTTCTTTCAGTGAGTCAGCTTTGTCTGCACCTGGTGGATGCTTATTGGTACGTCCCGGTAAACCGACTGCTCCAATCATTCAATAGCACGGACTTAACATGGCTAACTTACAACACAGTACACTTCCCTCAGCAGTAGTACATGAACCTAAGCACATTACTATCAATGGTACTACCGCTTCTGGTAAAGTAATTACTAATGATGCTAGTACTTCAGGCACCTCTGACTACCGCTTCCTGAAACGGGAAGATATTACGGAGTTGCAAGAGACCTTGACCGTACTAGAGATCGACGCTAGCGCAGCACAAACTCACTACTTACCGACCATGTATTCCGGTAAGGTAGTTGGTGTTGCTGCTATCGTCAACAGCGCTATCGCCGGTGGCACCAATACTTATGAAGTGCAGATTGATACTGGATCCGTAACAGGATCACAGGTCTCTCTAACTACTACAATAGGTACTGGTGGTGCAGCTGGTGATATCGTGACTGCCACACCTTCAGCTGCAAACACTTTTGTAGCAGGGCAGTCGCTTACTATAACCAACACAGCACTCGCTAACACCGATGCTTCAGTTGATATTCGATTCGCACTCCTGATTGAGAGGACTTAATAATGTCACACGGCAAGCTGACTATGATCCAGATCGTCTCTAAGACGATGGAAGCATTGAATCTAGATGAGGTTAACTCAATCTCGGATTCCCCGGATGCAGAGCAGATCGCTCAGATTGCTCAAGATTCGGCATATGAGTTACTCAACCAAAGTGAATGGCCCTTTAGCATTCGCTACGCGCAACTCGAATCTATCGCGGATAGCGCTAGACCTAACTACCTGAGAATACCAGATGAGGTTACTCGTATTGACTACGTTCGATACGACAAGACCGATCCGGCTAACCAGGATGCAAATCTAGTAGACCTAGTAGAGATAGACACTATCGAATGGCTAGCACCAGAGCAGTTCCTAGAGATGACCCTCTTGCGGAATACTCAGGTAGCCGAGATCAGTACTATCACAGACTTCAACGGTGCGAGATATCATATCTACACCGACCGAGGGCCATCCTACTGGACAAGCTTCGACGATGAGTATATTGTATTTGATGCTTACGACAGTGACATCGAATCAACACTACAAGGGAATAAGAGCCAGGTACATGTTAAGTGGATAGAGGATATCGTGATCAGCGATGACTTCCAACTTGATGCACCTGCACACTTCTTCTCAACCTGGCTAGCTGACGTAAAGTCAACAGCCTTTATTTATTTAAAGCAGGAATCCTCACCAAAGGACGAGCAGCGAGCGAGACGCGGACTGAGTGTACTGAGGAGAAATGCATCGAGGACGGATAACGATGACGGACGAATTAGATATGGTCGAAGAAAGTAACCAAGACCACGCAGAGGTATATGATCCCTCTAACAATAAAGAAGATTGGGGTTTCTCAGATCTGGAAGGCACAAGTGCTGAACAGAAGGCAGAGACTAATGATCTACACCCAGCGATCTTTGTAAAGCAAGGCGCTAAGACAATTGAAATCTACCACGAGAAATTCGGTACCCTATGGGGTGCTCGATACGTAGAAGGCGGCCAACTACCAGGTGCTTTAACCGGTAAGTGGACCAACGCTGACGACGCTAAGTTAGCGGTAGATATTTATGTTGCTCAACAACAGGACTAAGTAATGGCATTTGTAGAACAAAGCGAGTTTATGGTTAATTTTGTAGGTGGTCTCAACACTGAGGCTAGCTCATTGAATTTCCCCGAGAACGCAGCTCAAGCTATAGACAACTTTGATCTATTCATTACAGGGGAAGTCAAACGTAGATTAGGCCTGGACTTTGAGTCCGGGTACACGGTAAGACCTGAAACCACAACTGACACCAACATCAGCAACTACGCGATCTCTAAGAGTGAGTGGAGAGCTGTAAATGGAAAAGGTGACATCAATTTCTTGGTGGTTCAGATAGGAACTACGTTGTACTTCCATGATCTCGGTGCTGATCCTCTTAGCTCTACACTGCGAGGGTCGATTGACCTTAGTAGTTCTAAGACTGGACCGGCTCCTGAGAATAAGATCTTATCCTTCGCTTATGGTGAAGGGGTAATGATCGTAGGTAACGAGGACCTGGATCCGACTATCGTTGAATACGATGCGGACCTAGATACATTCTCTAAGCAGAGGATCGAGATTAAAATCCGGGACTTTGCTGGCATAGAGGAACCTGGTGAGTTAGATGCTAGACCAAGTTTACTCACTAACGACCACCAGTATAACCTGAGAAACCAGGGCTGGCCTGAGCGGACTATCTGTTCAGTCGGTAAGAATGGTGGTGGTGGTACAGTACGTACTGATCCTATCCAATTTGCTAACTCTAAGGTATACGAGTACCCCTCCAATGCTGATATCTTTCACGCTTCCAAGATGGCAGCCGCTGATGATGCTCAAGCAATAGGCTCGTTCTCACCTTGGGATATGCAAAAAATTGCTACTGGTAACACTCCAGCCCCTAAGGGCCACTTCCTGTTAAGTGCATTTGCACAAGACCGGAGAGCAGTGAGCGGTATTACAGTTAGCGACAACGGGTTCAACACGAATAAGCGACCCTCAGCCATAGCATTCTATGCTGGCCGGGTATGGTTCGGTGGTGTACCTGATTCAAATTACACAGGTAATGTGTACTTCAGTCAATCACTGATTGATCTGAAAAAGGCAGGCTTCTGCTACCAGGACTTAGATCCTACCGCGGAAGACTTGAACGCCCTGCTAGCTAGCGATGGTGGTGTAATCCATATCGCTGACTTGGGCGCTGTATACCAGATGTTACAACTACGACAAGATCTCGTAGTAGTATCTTCAACTGGTGTATGGGCAATCTCTGGAGACAGTAACCGTGGTAACTTCACCGCGGATAAGTACTCTGTTCGGAGAGTATCAGCTGAAGGTGCTACCTCGCGGGAAGCGACAGTAGTGACGGAAGGCATGATGTGGTATTGGGGAGAAGGCGGTATCTGGAGAGTCCAGCCATCACAGTTGGATGATACGCTTACGGTAGACCGGGTAACCCGGGGGACCATACAGACGTTCTATGATAGTATAGGTAATGCAGCAAGGGCTTACGCTAGAGTATTCTACGACCCTTATGCTAAGAAAATATACTGGCTGTATAATGACAGTGTATCCTACACAGGTGTCACTGATCGCTTTATATTCAACCGCTGCCTAGTTATGGATACAACGCTTGAAGCGTTCTATACATACACGATCTCAGATCTAGACACCAACAGTCCCGGTGTTGCGGCCTTCACAGTGAAGACCCCTGGAAGTGAGAGCATTACAACTTACGACATCTTTGTCTCAGATGATGATATAGTTCAGGGTTCTGATGATATAGTTCAAGACGTAGCGTTTGAAGCATTTAATACAGTTGAGTTGAAAGCACTCTGCTTCGTGCAGAATGACGATACTACCTGGAGCTACACCTTTGGTGAATTCAACAACCGAAGCTTCACGGACTGGAAGACTTGGGATCAAGCTAAGAACAATATCAGTAATACTGGTGCTGATTACACTAGTTATATTCAGACTGGCTGGCGGAATAGCACGGATCCAACAAGGGGTAAAACGATTACCCACCTCACCTCCTTCTTTAACCGAACAGAAGATGGATACGAGGCAGTCTCCGATGGAATAGTGGATTTCACTAATCCTTCTGGGGCTTATGTTCAGATCCGATGGGACTATACTGACTTGGATGTCGGTAACTGGACCACACAACAACAAGCATATAGGCTTCACAGGGCGTACCTGCCCGCTGACGCCACGGACCCGTTCGACTATGGGTACACAACTGTGAGGACTAAAATGCGTATGAGAGGCCGAGGAGAGGCGTTCAGCGTACGGTATGACAGTGAGTCTGGTAAAGACATGCAGCTGTTAGGCTTCGCAGTGAACGTAAGGGTTGGTAGGAGACCATAATGGAATTTAGATTAGAATCATTCGGGGATTGCATAGAAGAGATCGCTGCATACCTAGAAGGACATGCAGATGAAGTAGAGAAGATGCCAATACTCCCAGACTTCGAGGCTTATGCCCGGGGTCAAGAGATGGACTCTCTCAAGATCTTCACTATGCGAAAGGACGGTCTTCTGTCGGGCTACGCAGCCTTCTGGCTGTATCCACACCCACACCACATGGGTAAGCTATTCGCTACATGCGATCTTATCTACGTACACCCAGTCCACCGCGGATTTATTACGGTTGACTTCCTCAACTGGGTGGAAGAGCAGCTAGAAGTAGATGCTATTCAGTACACACTCAAAGTTGAACACGATCACCCCGCGCTTATGGAACACCTAGGCATGACTCATACCGAGAAGGTATACACAAAGGTAATAGGATAATGGCACAAGCACTCCCTTATATTTTAACAGCTGTGACTGTGGGCGGTACAGCTGCCTCGATGCACCAGCAGAAGAAGGCCCAGGCTGCTACTGAGAAAGCGGAAGAAGCTTCAGGTGCTACTGCTGCTATCGAGAATCAGAGAGCTATTAGACAGCAAATCCTACGAGGACGTATAGCTTCCGCACAAGCTACAGCCGCAGCCGGTAACAACGGTGGTGGGTTCGGTAGCTCAGGCTTCCAGGGAGCAATCAGTTCCTCTACTAGCCAGACCGGATCTAACGTAGGTGCTATTCGTACTTCACAGGCTGGTCAGTCAGCTGTACAGAATAACCTATCACAGGCACGAGGCTTCCAGAGCAACGCAGCGACCTTCGGAGCACTTAGTTCCCTTCCTGGTCAGCTAGGCTTCAGTGTTAAAGACTTTGCTAAAGAGAAGACTAATCAATCTGACGTAGCAGGTACAGTATAATGATAGCTGATGCACAACTAGACGAGAAGCAGGGTACCATCGTTGATGGCCCCTTGCAGAGGCCTGCTCAAGTAGGAGTAGTAGAGGAAGACTCGCTGAAAGAGAAGCGTGTGGCCCAAGCTGCTGCTATCAAATCAGAGAATGAAGGCATCTCCTCTATGGAAGCCTTTGCCCAGTTGAGCAAGGAATCTGGTAGTAGTACTGGTGCTGGTCTACGTAGTAAAGCCGCTGATGAGTTCAACGGTGAGGTGATGTCCGATGCACGCCAGATGTTCTACGAAAGAGCAATGGCTATTGGTACTCCAGCTGAGTCTGCCCTACAAGGTATCGCTGAAGTAGAACTTAACAACTCTCGTGATAAGGCTCGCGAAGACTTCCCAATCCGTCAGTACGTCAATGCTATCACAGCACCTGGTGTAGATGCTGAGCAGAAGGAAACCCTGGCGACTAACATGTACTTGCAGGATAAGCTCAATGAGTTCCAGCAAGGTATAGGCGCGTGGGAGACTGTCAAGGATATAGGCCTTAGTGTTATCATCAGCCCTAAGGACCTCTTCGATGCTTACCAGGTTACTGGTGAGATAGACCCGTTCAAGCAAGAGGACCAGTATCGTAAGTTTGCTCATTGGTTCCAGGGCCTACCCAATGAAGAGAAGTTGGATGTATGGCCTGCTGTTGAGCGTCACCTAGTGGATGCTATGCCTCGTCATAGGGCAGCTGAGTTCATGCAGGGACTGATTGATCCAGCTTTCCTAGATGGTACCGCTGAAGGGATATCCTTCTGGGGCACTGTAGATGCAGCCTTCCTGGGTGTAGAGATACTAGCAGCTGGCTTAAAGCTCCGCAAGGTACTCAACCCTATCAAGGCAGCTACCCGAGCTGGAGATACGGAGCGAGCTTCAGAAGCTAACTTCGCACTCATGGACTCTAATACTCCAGAAGGCCAGATCGGTGGCGGACTGGATATAGATGAATGGCAGGCTAACACCAACGCCTTACCATTCAACGGTGAGGCTGTAGATGATGCTATCGCATCTGAACTCAGCCCCGCCGTACACGAAAGAATCTTTCAGTTCCGTGATAAGATGAAAGAAACTTTTAGTGACCTGTCAATATCACGTACCTTCACTAAAGAAGGATTCGTAGATGCCGAGGACATAGGCCGCGCTGAACGTAGACTGTACGATGAGTACCAGTTCTATGTAGCGGAGAAGTTCTCGAAGAATGACAAGATGGTAAACCTTGACTCAGTGAGCGATTCGGCTCACGGTCGAGAATTCAGTTACACAGTTACTAACTCTGACGGTACTGAAGACAAGGGCGTATTCAAAGCCATGTTTACCCAAGATGATATCGGATTCTGGCAGCAAGCCCCACGACAGAACTCTCTGTTGAGTGAGCTAGCCCAGGCCCGTAACACTGACTTCATGTCTACTGTTAAGGCTGCAATACGCCTAGACAACACAGCCTCAGCCGTATCGGGTCAACTCCGCAAGGTTATCAAGGAAGCTAGCAAGCCTGTTAAGGGCTTTAAGGGCAAGCCCCGTAAGCAGAAGGTTGATGAAGTAGATCAGATCTTAATTATGGGTGATGACCTTACCCGTGAATTTACACCACAGCAGTTACGCCAAGGTGTAGGTGGGATCAAGCTAGATGAAGATCAGATAGAGTACTACTACAACATGCGTGGTGTTATGAATGGATTAGGTATCCTACGTAACATGGATGCACGTCGTGGTATGATAGCTCGGAATGTCAAGAACATTCAAATGAACGAAACAACTCGATTCTTCGGAACCCCAGTCGATGATGCTACCCAAGCCAGTCTACGTGCGAGAGATCTACGTAAGGTATGGATGGTAGACAACGATGTAGGCCGGGCAGTAGATACTAATGACCTCGATATGGCTAAGCTGTATGACGAGGGCTACAAGTTGATGCGTCTAGAAGAAGACACTATCCTCGGTGGCAGCCGCTTTAAACACGTCCTTGTGAAGGGCGAGAAAGTAGGTGAGTTACCTTCCGTAGTACTAGACCTTAAGAAGGGCTACATCCCACGGGTAAACCCACAGGCTACTTACTTTGTACAACGATTCACGAAGTCTACAGTGGACGGGCTGGACGATGTAGTACGTAAAGCGCTTCGGTCCTTCGACAACAAGGCTGACGCTGATGCATATGCTGCTAGAATGTACCAAGAGAATGGAGATGAGATCGGCGTAGACTACAAGGTAGTAGCTGATAAAGAGTTGGAAGCTTTTAAAGCAGGTGATTCAGGTGCAGGCCAGAGTGGAGGCCTAGTCTATAGTCCTCGTGCTCGTAAGCCGATCCCGCATAACGCTGGGACTGATGCTAACGTGCCACGTACTTCCGCACTGGAAGCAGTGGAGCTGTACCTAGAGAACACCAAGAACTACATGACCCGAAACGACTGGCGGATGGGAGTCCGTAAGAAGTGGGAAAACACAGCTAAGTTCAAGCTGGGTCGTGATGTGAAATTCGAAGAAGGTGAGAACATTGCTAATGTTGAACTTAAGACCATGTGGAATAAGATCAACGACTTCAGTGGTTTCATGGACAAGTCTGAGCGTAAGTGGGAAGAGTTAGTCAAAGGGGTGTACGAAGCCTCCGTTGACAAGTTTGGTCGTAACCGAATCAGTGACTTTATCCTTACCCAACGTCAGAAAGATCCACTAGCCCGCCTACGGGCAGCTACCTTCCACACCTTGCTTGGGTTCTTCAACCCAATTCAACTGTTTGTACAGGCACAGGGTGCAGCAGTAGCATTGAGCATGAACATAACTAAGCCTGCTACGTTACAGAGACTGTTCCGTCAACAGGGTGGGTTAACTACGCTCCAACATGTCAACTTCAATGACAGCCCAGATGTACTCCGCAAGCTAGCGAAGACTTTTGGCTACAAAGATGTAGATGAGATGAAAGCTACGAAAGAGTTATGGGATAAGTCTGGACTGTATGATTCTGTACTGTCAAGTGCTGACGTGGAAGCGGCAGCCCGAGGATTCCCTACTACTAGAGGTGCTGTCAAGAGATTCTTTGACTCCGGCCTCATGTTCTTTAGAGCTGGTGAGCTGTTCAACCGACGGCTAGCCTTCTTGACAGCGATTGACGAACTCGGAGGCGCAGCTAAATTGCGATCCAGCGACAAGCTGTTCAAGGAGGCTCTTGATAGAGCTAACGGACTGACCCTTAACCTGGGTAAATCTAACCGAGCATTCTGGCAGAAGGGCGCATTGTCTGTCCCAACCCAGTTTCTCCAGATCCAAACCAAGACCCTAGAATCACTGTTCAGAACGAATGGTGTGTTCACTAAGGTAGAAGCTAGGCGACTACTGATGGGGCAGATGGCACTATACGGCTCAGCCGGTGTGTTCCTTGGACCTTGGGCTCTTCGGGCAGGATTAGATGCAGCAGGTTTCGATCAGGTCGATGTTAATAATATGGATACTCGCATCCAACGATTGGCTACTGGTGGCCTCACTGACATGTTTGCATACATGCTTGGTGCGGATGTAGTAGCAGCCCCTCGTGGTGCTCTCCTCAACGGCATGGATCAGACCTTTCTATCCCTGTTTACTGAGGAATCCTCTGCGTATGAGTGGTTACTAGGCCCATCAGCGGTCGGACCACAGCGAATATGGACTAAGCTACGTGAAGTAGCCCACATGTTCCCTACTCCGCAGGACATTAACGGTAATGTTAGCTTCGAAGCACAAGATATACTAGATACTTTTCAGTTTGCAGCTAAAAGTACAGTAGATATCGCAGTATCTCCGTTCGCATCAACATCCCAGGTACAGAAGTACCTTCTGATGAGCGATCTAGGTCAAATCCGGGACAAGAACGGCAACATCGTTGCTGCTCCGAAGGGTGGGTTCGACCCCATGACTGAAATAGCGACACTGCTAGGCTTCAAGCCTGAACTTCTCCAGCGTAAGTACGATCTTTCCGAGATCAACGAAGAAACCAGGAAGTATGTAGAGTTTCGTACTCAGCTTCTGGTTAACAACTGGGACTCGTTCCTGCAAGAATACGAAAGGGCTCGCGTAGACAAGCGAGACATGGATGAGGACACGCTACGTAACCTACGTAAGCGCCACAACGTCCTTATGAATTCTATCTCCTCACCGGGCGTACGTCGTAGAGTCATGGACTCCTACAACAACAAGATACGTAACCGCGGAGAAGGTAACTCACAACTAGACAGGCAGATGCAGCGTTACTACGAGAACATGCTGTTCGATTTATCAGGTACCTTCACAAGTTCCGATACCCGTCTCATCAAAACTAGGGATACAGAATAATGGTTTCACTAAGCGAAGGTCGCTTTGGTTTAGCTGGTCCAGGTAAGACGGCCAACGGCCAACTGTTTGGCGGAGTAGACACAAGCACAGCACAGGCTATCCAAAGCTTCGGCGGCATAGCCGGACAAGCCTACCAAGGGCACATACAGGGTAAACTCTTAAATGAGTTTCAACAGACAGCGAACGAGATCGGTACGATCAACGCTGGTCAAGCAGCTATCCAGGATGCGGTACGGTCAGGTAATATAGACCCGACTAGTCAACGATTCCAACGGTTAGCCGCAGCTACTGACCAGGGTAAGATCTCCCAACAGCGGGCTAGGATAGAATCTGAGGTAATACTCCGAGAAGCTATCTCTCAGAACCCAGGATTTGGGGATGTCTTCCGAGAAGAGGCTCGATCAGCGCTTGGGTTTGATCCGAGCAACTCCTCTCTACAACAGTTGTTGATGTCCGGTCCAGATGCTAGCAAGACTGCACCTCTGACTGAATCCCAGAAGGATATGCAGACGGCTGAGTCTCTGGTTGCTGGTGGGGCGTTTGCTTCTACGGAAGAAGCCTTCAAGCAGATACAGAGAAACAAGGCTGCCGAACTCCAAGAGAGTATCGACAAGGCTGACATCCAAACTGGTAAGATGAGTGTTGGTAAGGTGGCTGTATCCGCAGCTAACCGAGCTACTAACAAATTCAACGGTATCATGCTTGGTGCGCTAGCCCAGGTGAACTCTGCTGGTGGTGTACGTGATGTAGAACAGTTTAAAGCTGGCATCAATGCTCAGGCTGAGTTGATGAAGTCTCAGATAGAGAACGAGATGGCTAACTCTGGCCGGAGCTACGGTATGGAAGAGTATAACCAGGTACGTGCTCGCATTGACGAACAGGCTGCTTCCTACAACACACTGTTAGACAACCAGGATAGCAATATCCTGCTAGCTAGACGACTGACTGAACTCACTACCCTTACTGAAACCAAGGCTATTGAGATTGCACCAGCACTAGCTCTCCTAACTCATATGCCACTGGCTGTACAAGAGTCAGCCTTTGACTTGATGCTATTAGCAGGTGACGATCAGAACATCATTGATGAGCTTATAGCTCAAGATCCACGTAAGGCCTTTGCCCAAAACCTGGCCTTAGACCTTAAGTCTGTCGGTGCCAGTATCACAGCAATGGATGACGGTACTTTAAAAGGTCTGTTAGATTCTCGTACCATTGATCCTGAGACAGCTAAGGCTGTAACTAAGAATGCTGCTCATGATGTCATTGATGGAAAGGAAACCTTAGACATAGCTAAAGTCTATGAAGGCCTAAAGGATACTGACCTACCTATCACAGCACTAGACATGGTATCTAAGACAGCCTCTCGATCCTTTACCGATATGCCTGCACAGCAGAGAGCGCGAGTAGCTGAAGATATAGGTACTGCATCGGCTCAACAGATGATGACTATTAACCGTGTACTCTCCGGAGCACAAGGCCAAGGCTTGAAGCTTGCCTTCAGTGATGGGCAGTTCCGACTACAGGATACTACTGGTCGATCAGCACGTGAGCTTATCGGTGGCTTCGCCCCGAGTGGATTCATTAGCCCTGAAGCTGAAGCAGACTACATCGCCCGTAACTCTGGCAGCGTAGCAGCTAACTTCGGATTAGAAGAAGCTATCGACCTCATGAACGACACCATCGTACCTATCATGCAAGACCAGAGATGGGCAGCACAGGCAGGCTACGCTAATGGTCGTGACTGGGCAGTCAACATGGTAAATAGCGTTAACGTATCCTCCCTCCGACAGGAAGTAGAGCAAGGTGGTCCTATCCTAGAGAGTCTAGGTATGGGTGACCAGGCTGCATTCCGTAAGGCTTGGAGATCTGGGGACTTACAAACAGCTATCGGTATCCTTACCAATGTAGCAGACGCTGGCCTACAGGATGGCAGCAACATCAATGCCTTCCAGACTGCTGATAACTTGACCGGTGTACCTTTCCAGGAACAACAGACTGCACAACCAGCCACTGACCCACTGGCCGAGACCCGGGCCGCTGAGGGAAGCCGAGCTTCAGTCTATCCGGACCCAGGCGGTATTCCTACTATCGGATACGGCCACAACCTGAAGGCTAACCCGCTCACTCCTGAGATTAAGCAACAGCTAGGCCTAGATCCTAACATTGCTGATGAGGACCTAGTTCTTACTCAGGACCAGCAAGTGCAGCTACTGTCAATAGACGCTGCACGTGAACTACCTGTGGTAGTCAAGGCTATCCCGGGATTCCAAGACCTGGACCAACGTCGTAAGGTAGCATTAGCTGATATGGCTATCAACCTGGGCGGTACTGGTGTCAAGGGCTTCACGAGGATGGTCGACGCTATCAACAGCGGTGACTTCAACACAGCTGCGGATGAACTGCTTGACAGTGCATATGCTAGAGGTTGGGTTCGAAACACGGATACTGGTGACTGGATACGAGACGCCGATGGAACCATACGGATCCACGGTGGACTGGTTGAGAGAGCTAAGATGAATGCTGAGAAGATGAGAAACGGGGGCTAATGTGGCTAATCTGGGGAGTATAGGGAAGGGCCTCTCAAAGCTCTCTAAGGGCGCTGACGAGGTTGTTGACAAGTCAATACTAGACGACATGGTAGGTAGCTTTAAGCCCGCAGAGAAGCCTACAGAGCTTCCTAAGCCCAATGTAGGGCCTAGTGGCGCAGTCAGCCCAAAGAATGCCGTTCCTCTATCTGAAGATGAGGCTATATTGGCAGCTATCGCTAAGTGGGAGGATGCTCCACTCAAGGAAGATGAGGTGTTAAGTGGTGTGATCGACGAGATCGACCTAGGTGATACCCCACTAAAGGAAGAGGAGATCCTAGACTCTCAGATCTTTGAGGAGATCGACCTAGGTGATACTCCACTAAAGGAAGAGGAGATCCTAGACTCTCAGATCTTTGAGGATATCGACCTTGGTGATACCCCACTGCCTGGAGACCCCGGTGACATAGGCGGACCTGACCCACTCGATAAGAACCCACTTCTTTACTTGATTGATGAGTTCTTACCTGACACCACCCCCGGGTCCCTTGATGAGTGGATCGGTAAAGATATGGCTAAGCAAATCCAGGTACTGCACGTGACTGGGGCTGTGACTGGGAGCACTCTAGAAGGGGGCTTACACGCTCTGATCAAGAATGCTAAGAAGCAGCCTATGACTACCTATGAAGAGGCAGTCATGGGTATCATCACGGATAAGATGGAGCTAGTAGATGTTGAGAAGGGCTCTCTTATAGTAGATGAGTTCATAGATCTGGATGCCCTAGAGATTACAGCGGATCGCCCCAATGTACCGGAGGGTTTCACCTTCGAGAAGATAGCTAACGATATCCCTGAATGGGCAGTTATGCGAGATGATGATGAGATGGAGGCTCTTACCCTCATGACTCACATCCGCGGTGGAGACTTCCCTAATATCGGCGATGAGTTAGCAGTTAAGAACTATCGGAATGCGAAGGATACTAGCGGCAGGCCTACTACTGCCATGTACCCATCCCTGGAAGAATTTGAAGCTATGGATCCTATGGATAAAGTAGCTATTAACTTCTATACAAGATCTGGTGACGGCCCAATGAACGATGCACTCCGACAGGGTAAGGTGGATCCAGCCAGCCAGTTAGGTAAGGCTATTCAAGCTACAGATGACGCATTATCACGTCTACCTAGCTGGAACCCGGACCAGGGTCTCTTGCATCGACGTATCAACGGCCAGAATATGGTCGATAAGTACGCAAGTATGGAACCTGGCGACACCTTCACTGAAACTGGCTTCACTAGTACCTCACGGGGTAACATGCTAGCCAAAGACGGTGAAGGTAATAACATCTACATAGGCGGCCAGTCTGATATCTACTTCATCATCCACTCTAAGGAAGGCGGACGGGCTAAAGCTATTGAAGGGCTATCTGACTTCGCTGACTCTGAAAAGGAAGTTCTGTATAGGCCTGGTACCGAGTTCAAGATAGTAGCTAAAGAGACGGATATCACGAGTCAACAAAACTTCAACGGAACTATTACAGACAGTGAGCACACAATCATCTATTTAGAGGAGATTTAGAGATGACACAACCATTAGCACAACAAGGTAGCGTACCTGAATGGGTACGACAGGCTCAAGAGAATGCCAAGCAAGCGGAAGTACAAGAAGTTACTGAAAACATGCAGAAAAAGATGAATGGTTCTCAGCCTCAGGAAGCGAGCAATGCCAAAGTTAAGTAGATTTGTACAGTACGCACCTAAGAATGCACCTTCAGGTGGAGGATCGTCTGCATTAGGCGATATCACTGGTACCACAGCGTATCAGACCCTCTACGTTGATAGCGCTGCTGTTATTAGAGAGCTACCACACGGCACCTCAGGGTACGTACTGACTAGCAATGGTGCCTCCTCGAACGTGTCCTGGCAGGCGGCCAGCAGCGGCTTAGCTGACATCGTCGACGACGTAACTCCCCAATTGGGGGCCAATCTTGACGTAAACGACTTCTCTATTACGTCTGCTACTAACGGGGATGT